CCCGCGTATACCTCAAGTCCCTCGGGCCATTGAGGAACCAGACTTTGGGATGTAAAGAATGGTGCGGTTTAGATAAGTTTCTCAACGGGGGCTCTTTCCCTAACTCTGGGAAAGTAGAGCTGCACTTGATTTAAATCTAAGGACAAAGGAAGCTGAACGCTATAGAAATGGGCGAAATAGACCCAGTCCTTGTGAAGATATTTATCAAAAGTGGGACAATTTAGTGGGCACAGGGTTGTCATTCCCCTAATATACTTTTCGATGGCAAATTGATCTTGAACAGTAATGCCATATAATTGTTCCACAAGGAGCCTAGTTTTTGGGCCTGGTTCCTCGTCCAGCTTGTTTTTCTTAAAATAAGCAATTGCTTCATCTACCATGACGATCTCATATTGGTTAAACGCAAAAGTACGCTGTTTAGCCAAAAAGGATTCCGAATCATATGACGCAGTTAACTTGCAAATTTGAAAGGCAAGGGTGGAAAGTATAGGACATGCAGGATATTGGTATGCAAGCGATAGAGCCTTTGCACGCAACAAACACATGTGGACACCTTTTCTGGATCTGGTGTACCTGTTAGTCGTCCAACCAAAACTGACTAACTCCTCAATAATATTAGTAATATTTGTACGTTCATCTAAGTCAAAAACCATACCGCAAAACGAAGCATGATTTAAGTCAGAGACTCGTCCCATTTTAATGTTCAAACCAAAATCCTTAAACATTTGTTGATTTGGTGGTTCTCCAGTCATTACGAATAACCCGTCATCCCCTTCAATGACACCCTTTATATCGGTGTTGCCATTTTTATGACAGAGGTATAACATGAACATAAGGTTCGAAAACCCATTGCCCAAAGAAGTACACATTTCTCCACTCATGCGTTTGCCATTAATGGAGACAGTAAAATTTTTGAACATAATATAATTCTCAACGTCACAGAAATACATATCAATAAGTTCATTGAAAGTATCTCGTTCAGCGAGATTCGACGTCATGTAACGGTACAAACGTTCTTCACAATCACGCATAACCTCCTTATCGAAATGGGCTTCGAATGAGGTATAGTCTGATGTTAAGTAATGTTGTCCAACGCGGTAACACATGTCGATAATATATTGAGGCCTATCTCGAACAGGAATTTTCTTGATAAACCAAGGTAATTTAAACAACTCATCAGAGATAAGCTGAAATATTGGGCCAGTAAGGCATTTGAATTGATCACTACGAGAGTTTATCGCGCGGGCATGTTTAAAAGTGGGGTAATGTTCATCCTTGATAAATGACTTGACACCAGCGATTTTGCGGTCAATATCTTTTCCACGCGATTTCATCTCCATCCATTTCATGGTCAATTCTAGCTTTCTGGTTTGTGTATAGGGGGTCCCACTGATCCATTTTTCGAAAGATGTATCTGTATCAGCGGAAAGGGGTTTCATATTGTTTTTCAGCCAGTTATCCACAAACTCTCTAAAGTCAGGTTTACTGATTGCTGCTTTTGGTATTTTTCTACAAAAACGATACATAGCTCCGGTTAGTGCAGTGCGGGTGTCGTTTGGGTCAACATGCGGGAGGATTGCGTTAGGTACGTGCACCCCCAGTGAACAGGCAACCACAGGTCGCATGTCCGCATCATTCAACTTCAAACGTTTTAACTGGAAAGTATCAGCCATTTCTATCTGATTGCCGGCTGAATCTACAAAACTCTTTCCATTAAACTCGGGAATCATTCCCGACTCGCTCTCGCGATACCCATATGCTACTACTCGGCTGGCACACGCCGAGGGAGCTACTCTACTTCCCCCAAACGGAGAAAGTCCCTACCTTTTTGCCGTTTCCAACGAATGTAATATTTGATAAATTCGATCGTGTCTCGAATAACATTCGGAGTCAAATTGTCGTGCATAGCTATATTGACGCCGTGCATTCCTTTGATATTGAAATTGATGATTCTGTCCACATCCTCAATGAGCAACTCATGTGAATGGATGTTTGGCGAGGAAATGATCTGTGCAACTAAGGCCATTGACACATTCATTCCTTTCGACAATTCGAATCCCAAATTACCAAGGGTATATTCGAAATGGACAACAACAGGATCGTTGGCAACAATCTTGGTCATTCCTACAATTTCAGCACGGCCGTCAACGCCTTCGTTCTGTGTGTTTTCTCGAACAAACACACGGCGGATTCGAACGTACTCAGTTTTCTTAGTTAATGATGGCAAATCATAAACATAAGAGGTCCAAAGAAATTTAACAAAACGACCCAAAAAACCTGGTATGGTGGCTTTTGGAAACACACACTCTAACGCAGGCGCCAGTTTGGGGTCATTTAGGACTTGATAGTCGGGCCGTTGCCAGTTGACTCCTTGAGCGCCAACATGCCTAGTGTTTTCTAGGCGCCGAACCAGTGAATCGTCCACAAGTAAAAAATCATCAGGATTGAAC